CCTGAAGTAAAAAACTTTAAGAAAACCAAGAATATGACTCTAGTGCTTGATGAAGAGACTCTTGAGTGGACAGATGTAAAAAAACTCAACAACTGTACCCCGGGTCTTACGTTCAGCGAGAACTGTAACCTGTCTTGAAGGGCAAACTATGGGTGGAATGGTTTCATTTTCAACTTTGTGTACTATTAACAAAGCTTGTTATCTCCGTTCTATACAAAAATGGTATACTTATTATCTTACCCAAGATTGGACTTGGGGGACTCTAAGTAACATTAAATTTGACACTCCTGAAGAGGAGTTAGCTTGGTACAAACGTACTCAAACTTATGAAGCATTAAAAAATAACTTCATTGTCAATGGTGATGACATCCTGTTCAAAGCGGATGACCTTTTGTATGAGATATGGAAAAATGAAACTAGTAAAGCTGGATTAAAAATGTCCCAAGGGAAGAATTATAAATCAACCGACATGTGTATGATTAATTCACAATTGTTCAAAAAGAACAAAAGTGGAGAAATCATCCGTGTCGGATACCTTAATCAAGGTATGGTTTATGGTACAACCCAAGACCTTTCAAATCCACTGCAATACACTCAAGGTTTGAATGATATGTTCAAACTTTGTCCACAGGCAAAATTCGTTTTGCCAATAGTTTTCAACCGTTTCAATAATCGATATGGAAATTTTCGACCCAATTGGTTTATGCCAATGGAATTGGGAGGGTTTGGTATTTTACCTGAATACTCAAGTGATGAGATTCATATTACCAAAGAACAAAAAAGGATGGCTTACTTATTTAAAAGCAATCCTGCTCTGGCTTTGCACAGGAAAATGCGTGCAATAGAGGATGGACCCAAGATGTCTCCTATTTTATCAAAAATTTTTGATAAAATCTCGAAGATTAAGATGGTCCAAGGACCTTTTGTTCCCCTTCCAAGTCAAATTTCACATAAAGAATCTGAATGGATCGCGCGATTTTCTTTGATGAATTACTTATCTAATCCAATTAAGTTCGTTACAGATGCTAATGACTATAGGAATAGAAAATTCAAAAAAACATATGGGAAGAAATTAGACAGATCAAAATGTCTTAATTTCGATAACCAATTCTTTTTAATGAATCTTCCGTGCCCAGGTCTGCTGCCTATCCGATCTGACCTCTCTTTTGAGAGACAAGATGACGAGCAACGGGGTTATAGCCTTTAAAACGCC